GAGCATGGCACTATTACTCTCAACAAAAAGAAAGCAGATTGGCATGCACCATTCCTAGACGAGTTGTTTAGCTTTCCTGACCCACTCACCCACGACGACTTAGTTGACTCTCTTGCCTACATCGACCAGCTTGCTAAAGTAGCCTATGCTGGTAATTGGGAAGACTTAGACGATCACGAAACCTTAGATAATATTAGCGGATACTAAAACAATGATGAATGACTACAACGAAGATACACAGCCTATCGTTATTGAGCAAAGCCTTGAGGCTTGGGTACTTGATAAGGTAGATACTTGGGGTAACTACTACGAGCAAAACTATGCAGACAAACACCAAGAGTACTACAGGCTCTGGCGAGGTATCTGGAACGCTAGCGACAAGACTAGGGCAGCAGAACGTAGTCAGATCATAGCGCCAGCCTTACAACAAGCCGTTGAGTCTAACGTAGCTGAGATTGAAGAGGCAACCTTTGGTCGTGGCAGTTACTTTGACATTAAAGATGATATGGGAGACTCTGAGACACAGGACATTATGTTCTTACGTAAGAAGCTTCACGAAGACTTTGATGTTGCCAAGATTAGGCGTGATGTGTCTGAATGTCTTATCAACAGTGCTGTATTTGGTAACGGTATAGGCGAAATAGTCTTAGAAGAAATCAATGAGATGAAACCTGCTACTGAGCCTGTCATGGGTGGTGCTATGGAAGCTGTAGGTGTCAACGTAACTAAACGTACCATTGTACGTCTACGTCCCATCCTTCCGCAAAACTTCCGTATTGACCCTGTAGCAACTAACATTGAAGAAGCCTTAGGCTGTGCTATCGATGAATTTGTCAGTTCACATCTAGTAGAACAACTACAAGAGTCTGGAGTCTACAAAGAGGGCTACTTAGGCAATGCTAGTGAAGATTTTGACCTAGAGCCTGATCATGAATTAACTGTATCAGAAGATGATAAGGTACGCCTTACGAAGTACTACGGCCTAGTGCCTCGTCACTTACTTGAAGCTGAACTAGACTACGAATTATCCGATGAAGAGAAAGAAAGCTTTTACATTGAAGCTGTAGTTATTATTGGTAATGAATCAATCGTACTAAAGGCAGAGCCTAGCCCTTACATGATGAAAGATCGTCCATTGGTTGCCTTTCCTTGGGATGTAGTCCCTAGCCGCTTCTATGGTCGTGGTGTATGTGAGAAGGGATACAACAGCCAGAAAGCCCTAGACGCTGAGTTACGGGCACGTATAGACGCATTAGCACTAACAGTACACCCTATGCTTGCTATGGACGCTACACGCATCCCTAGGGGCACTAAGCCAGAGATTCGTGCTGGTAAGATACTCTTGACTAACGGTGACCCGAAGGAGATTATTAATCCATTCAACTTTGGTAACGTAAGTCAGATAACCTTTGCTCAGGCTCAGGCACTACAATCTATGGTACAACAATCGACAGGTGCCGTAGATTCTTCTGGTGTTGGAGGTTCTATAAACGGAGAAGCAACTGCTGCTGGCATTTCTATGTCTCTAGGTGCTATCATTAAGCGACACAAGCGCACCTTGATTAACTTCCAAGAGTCATTCTTGATACCTTTGGTATCTAAGGCTGCTTGGCGTTATATGCAGTATGAGCCTGAACTCTATCCAGTATCTGATTATAAGTTCCATGCGACTAGTACCTTAGGTATTATTGCACGTGAATATGAAGTCAGTCAGTTAGTGCAACTACTACAGACTATGGGCAAGGATACACCTTACTATCCTGTAATGCTTAAATCTATTGTAGACAACATGAACGTAAGCAACAGAGAAGAGTTAATAGGATTAATAGATCAAGCCTCTCAGCCAGACCCTGCACAGCAAGAAGCAGCACAGAAGACACAAGAAGCTGAGTTAGCTTTCCAAGCTTCACAAACTGCTGCGCTAAACGCACAAGCAGAAGAGTCTAACCAACGTGGACGTAAGCTTGAAGCAGAGGCCTTAGCGGTGCCTCAAGAGACTGAAATAGCACGTATGAAAGCTATTACTACTAACCTACAAGCAGGAGATGGTGACGATAAAGAGTTTGAAAGACGTATGAAGGTCGCTGAGGGCATGTTAAAGGAGCGTGAGGTGCAACTTAAAGAACGTAAAGATGTACGTGACTCCGCACCAAACGTGGCTGAGAACGCCTTAATGGAGCGCCTAGCGCCACCTACGCCACCAGAGGCTCCAGTACAGGAGTCGCCAAGTGATCAGTACTGATTTAAAGCTAATAGCTATCCATGACAAGCTTGACAAGAAGATTAATACTCTTCAACTCAAGCATGGCGTAGATGGTGCCGAGGGTGACCGAGGTGCTACAGGCGACCAAGGTAAGAAGGGTGCCCAAGGTGACCAAGGTGCCTCAGGCACTAAGGGTGACCGAGGTGCTACAGGCGACCAAGGTAAGAAAGGTGACCAAGGTGACCAAGGTGTCTCAGTTACTGAGGCTACTGTTGATCTTGACAACCATCTTGTATTTAAACTGTCAGACGGTAACGAAATAGACGCAGGTGAAGTAGCTGGTGGCTCAGGAGGTGATCAGTACTTCCGTAGTGGCTCTAAGGTTACTGTTAATAATGACAACTTAAAGGACTTTAAAAACCCTGTCTTTACCTATACAGGTGATAACATAACTCTTATAACTTATAAGACCTCAGCAGGTGTTACCACAGCCACTAAAACTTTTACTTACGCAGGAGGTGTAATATCTCAACTTGTCGAAGTATCTTCTACAGGTACTATAACTAAACTATACCACTATACAGATGGTGTATTAACAAGAATATCCGAAGCATCCTCATAACTTTCCGAGTACATAACAATGCCATTAATTACAGACCCCGACAGCTTACGCCAAGGCCAAGAAATAACTATTAGTACCGCTAACAAAACAATTCAACTTGAGGTTTTTGCCAACTTAGGCACCGATGGAGTAACAGGTCAGGCTTTATACAGCTTCCTCAAAGAAGAGTGGAAGAACGACAACGCTGGTAACTTAATCCCGTATGTTTTCCCGATGGTGTCCATCACACCAGAGCAGTTTGAATTTGTGGGTGGTTGGAAACCTGCTGATGAAACTACTCGTACACTGATGCGCTCATGTGGTTGGCGTGAACTTAACGCAGCAGGTGCAACACAACGAGAGTACATGGGTGTCATATCTCTTGGCGATATAGATGTAGGAGACACTCCCTATTACTACCTTGGAGGCACTGCTGCAAAAGTAGACTTTGATTTCTCTGGCCCAGTTAACCAAGGCGTACAGACGTTTGGTATTGCTCAAGGAACCACTACTGATAACCGAGGCCAAGAACTTACCGTATTTATACGAAGCCAAGGTAAGACTTTTGGATCATCTACAACAGGTAGTATTGGTCTAAGCCGTTTAAACTACATCGCTAACCGATTCCCACTAGCTGAGGCAACTGATACCAAAGTTACCCATGTCGATGATATCGTCTTAAACAGTTCACCATACAACGGTATGAGTATTACGTTTGCTGATAGTACACGAGTAATTGGTACTGGTACTTTTCCTTTTAAAGTAACCGTTGAAGGCAATGGTGGCACTGTTGAGCAGATTTACGAATTTATACAACGGCAGTTAAGACTTGGCACTGACATTGATAGTGGCGATGGTCAAGTAGTAGGCGATATTGCTGATAGTATGGCAATATTTGTAGGACAGACCCTAGAAACTCTTGGTGGTGTGTACATAACCAACTTCCACGCTGACGATACTAACCGTATTATCTTTACCGATTCTAATGATGTTAAACGACAGTTCCCATTCGTAGCTTCTGGCTCATTGAACTTCAACAGTAACCTACAAGCTGATGCTGGAGCGATCTATCGTGTGTTCTTTACCGAAGGGTTTGGTACGGCAGGCGCATTACTTGTTAATAACCAAGCAGGAACGGCAATTAGCGGAACAGTTGGAGGTAATGCGTCAGTCAGTTTTGACTTTGATTACGACAACAACGAGCAAGGTGGTCGAACAAAGAATACAGACGCAGCCGTTACAGTTGTGGCTATCGGTTTAGGCAGCGCACAGTATGTGTCAGCCTCAGCAACAATAGGCCGTACTAATGGACAGAATATTAGTCTAGTAGCACCTCTTGAGCGTAACTACTCTAACCCAGCGTAATGCATCTCAGGGCGCTACAGAAGCTTGTAGCGTCCATTAAGAGACAGAGGATAACTTCAATAACTAATAGAGAAATATTTTATGTCATTTAATTTACCGTCACCTGTGTCATTGCATACAGCCACAGCCAATGACAATGTAGGTTCTATAGGAACTGGACTAACTTTGCGCTCTAAGAGTCAGGGTAATTTACCCATAACTGATTACGCATCAAGGATTCAATATGATGCACCAAGCAGTGCTACTGGTATCGCTGAGGGTGTTTTCTTTGGCTTTACTGACCAGACGACAGTAGGGAACATCGACCTATTTTTACATTCAACGCTTTTCATTTGGAGCGTACAGTTTAACGCACCTAACAGAATCCAGATTTCGGATTTGGCTAATGGTGGTATGCGTTTTTGGCTGGGTTCTGGGACTGACCCACAAAACAATTACAGGGAATACTTTATAGGTGGTAATGATACTACCTTTGGCGCCAGTATTGCTGGAGCAGTTACAATATGTATCGACCTATCAGACACTTCACACGATAACCAAGTAGGCAATTTTGACCAAACTCAAGTATCCGCTTATGGATTAGGCATTGTCCGCTTTAACCTTGGCTCTACAGGCTATGGAGACTTATTAGCCCAACGCTCAATTCTAATGAGTTCAAGTAACGGCGAGTTTGACTTTTATGACATACCAACTTTTACAGGCTACGATTCTAGCTTTGACGATGCGGTAGCTCTTGTTCAAGGCTCAGACTACACCGACAAGATTGGCAACTGGGTAACAAAATCTGGTTCGTCAATTTTCTTACCAGTACCATTTAGTTTTGGTGATGGATCAAATCCGATTGCCTTTAACGATAATGGTGTTTCTGTCGTTAGCCCTGCGTCTAACGCAACGAACCAAGAAAACTTCAGGCTCACCAGCAATGCGATGCGTGTGTATCTAAACACTCGTAACTCGGTTAGAGATAGTATTATTTTATCAGGCTCATACAACTGGGGTACGCCAGCACCTTGGGACTTCTCACAGAACTATGTTATCGCAACCGCCACACTTTCTGGCTCGTTTACAGGCCCCC